AGTCAAACTTTTGGGTGCTTGTAAATACTACAATGCCAGCCATATTATCAGAAAACTTCTTTATGACTAACTCTGATAACTGTCACAAGTATCTTCTTGCAGAAGACGGGAGGGATAGAATAGCTAAGATCCACTTTGAAATGATACAACAAATAGAAGCTCAAAATGAAATTTAGACATAATTGGAAAAAACATAAACTTTTTTGGAAATCATTTACTTTTAAGTTAAGAATTTCAATAGTAGATATCTTATCAATTGAAATTGATCATGAAAGAAATTTTTATGGACTAACTATTTTAAACTTCACATTTAAAAATAGATAATTGCATAGATTACACTTAAGTCCAGATACATAACATGTCTGGATTTTTTAATTTAAACATTAAATATTTAAACTATTTTAGTATATTTGTTTTAAATGTAAAAATTAATATGTTATGGAAAACCAACAATTTGATGACGAATTAACTCCTGAAGAATTAGAAGCAAGGAGAGATGAGATGAAAGAATTTTATGATAAATCTCTTCCTTATCTTAAGTCACAATCAGAGTATGAAAAACTTCTTACTGAAGTTGAAGAGTCAAGATTTAAAAGAGCTTCAATGCAGATTCAATATGCAAACATGATGACTGCAGCTCAAGGACAAGAAACTATGAAAAGTTCAGAAAACTTAGAAAGACCTCCTTTCCCTGAACAACCTAAACCAGCAAAAAAAGCACCAGCTAGTAAAGGTAAAAAACTTAGAAAATCTTAAAATGGCACTTGTAAATCAAGTACAAAAAAGGGTAAAACTCCCTAAATGGGATGTTGTAAAATTTCAGATATTAACTCATTGTTATATTAACCGTATAACAATGAGTGATTCTGATTTAAACTGTGTAACTCTTTTATGTTTTAATGAACCTGTTGAACTTAGTAACTTTTGTTTAGACGCATCTTTAGAGGAAGATTGGATTTTTAAATCACCTCAAACAGTTAGAAATAGTATTAATAAAGCTGAAAAAAATAATTTAGTTGTAAAAGATCCTGATAATAAAAAAGTTATTAAAATTAATCCAGAATTAAAAATTCAAACTGAAGGTGTTATCTTATTAGATTATAAATTTATTTCAGATGATACCAAAAAAACCTAATAGTTTATATCAAGAAATAACAGATGAATTTGAATGTTCTGAAAAACTTGTTGACGACTTAGTAACTTTTTACTATAAGACTTTAAAAAAAAGAATGTCAAATATAAATGATTTAAGACTTAATGTAGAAGGATTAGGTCATTTTGTTCTTAAAATGAAAAAAGTTAAAACTGCAATCCCTCATTATGAGAAAGTTTTAAATAATCACGATACATCTACTTTTGGTGCTTATCATAATAAGAAGAGTATTGAGGAAAAACTTGAAAAATTAAAAAATATAAATATAAGAGTGCAAGAAGAATTAGAAAAAAGAAAAAAATTTAAAAATGAAAAATACCCTAAAACTAATTTGGAAAAACAGAAAAGAGATACTAGAGGGAATAACTAATTCCGTTATACGTGATGAAACTGTTGAAGAAATTGCTGCACTAAGATACAATCTATGTAACCAGTGTCCTAGTAAAGGTGGTGAATGTGCTGTAAAAGGAACAGGACCTTGTTGTGGTGAATGTGGTTGTTCTTTAAGCTTTAAAACTAGATCTCTTGCATCTGATTGTCCTTTAGATAAATGGGATGCATTAATAACAGTTGAAGAAGAAGATAAATTAGAAGAATTATGATAATATTTACAGAAAAAGATCACAGCTATAAATCAACTAATCAAGACGACCCTATAGACTGGGTAAGTGTAACTACATTAATATCTCATTTTAAGAAACCATTTGATGCTCAAAAAGTTGCTGAAAAAGTAAGTAAAAGTAAAAAATCAAAATGGTATAAATTAAAACCAAAAGAAATAAGAAAGATATGGGACAGTGAATCAAAACGTGCTACTGATTTAGGTACATTTTATCATAATCAAAGAGAAGATGACTTATGTTCATTAGCATCTATTGAACGATATGGGGTAACTGTCCCTATTTTTAAGCCTATACCAATAAAAGACGGAACAAAATTAGCACCTTCACAAAAATTAGATCCAGGTGTTTATCCTGAACATATGGTCTACTTAAGATCAAAAGGAATTTGTGGTCAATCCGATTTAGTAGAGGTGGTTAATAATAAAGTAAATATTATTGATTATAAAACAAATAAAGAAATTAAAAAAGAATCTTATGTAAATTGGGAAGGTATTTCGGATAAAATGAATACACCTATTAGTAATCTAGATGATTGTAATTTTAACCATTATGCTTTACAACTCAGTATTTATATGTATATTATATTAAAGCATAATCCTAAACTGAGACCGGGTAAAATTTTTTTACATCATATTTCATTTGAAAAAGAGGGTGAAAATAAATGGGGTTATCCAATAAGTAAAAAAGATATAAATGGAGATCCTATTGTTAAAGATGTAAATGTAATACCAATTCCTTATTTAATAGATGAGGTTTTGTCTATTTTTCATTACTTAAATGATAATAAAAATAAAATAAAGAAAAAATGATTTTAACTAAACTATTTGATATACAAAATGGCAAAGTAGTTCCTACAGAACATTGTTACACATTAAAAGTACTTAAAGATCTAATGGATAATTACCCAGAGGAATATTTAAATATATACCAGTATTTATTTTATATGACATGTCCTAGTCCAGATCTTAATCCTTTTTTCTTTACACCAGATATGGATAAGGAAACTTTAATATTAGAACAAATACAAGCAAAGTTTTCTACTGAAGATGATGATGTATTTGTGGCTTTACAATTTTGCCAAAGAATGTATGAAACACCAACATCCAGAGCATATAAAGGTATTGCAACTATGCTAGATAGATTAGCAAAATATATGCAAAATACTCAAATAACAGATGGTAGAGATGGTAATATTTCTCAAATAAGAGCTGTAGCAAAAGATTTTGAAGCTATTAGATCGTCATTTAAAGGTGCATATAAAGATTTACAAGATGAACAATCTTCTAGAGTTAGAGGTGGTCAAGGATTAGCATATGATTCATAATGAGTGAAATCTTTCAAAATATACCGACCTATGAAAAAGGGGATTGGTCAGAAACAAGTTTTGACACAAGAGAAGATTTTACCATATTCATTACAAATTTATTTAAACTACCTGGAGAATATAATTTTAATAAAATTACTAATATTATATTTCAACAAGAATCTCAAAAATTTAAAAAAACCGGAATTTATTGTGAAGCACCATTTAAATCAGCAGACTTTATAAAGTATTGGGATTATGAAAAGTTAAAATGTAGAAAAGGTGTAATTATTAAAGATGAAGGTAATGTCTGGTTTTTAGCTAGAGAATATTATATGTGGTTAAACTTCTTACCTATCTTTAATAAAGAAATACAAAATTTTGGATTTGCTGATATTAGAGATGCTCAGTATCATATGGCATTATATGAGACGCTAGCAGAGTTAAACTTTAAGCATGTTGCTATATTAAAGAAAAGACAGATAGCATCTTCATATTATCATATGGCAAAGCTTATAAATCAGCAATGGTTTGAACCTGGTGTAACTCTTAAGATAGGTGCTAGTCTTAAAGATTACATAAATGAAAAAGGATCTTGGAAATTTTTAGATGAGTATGCAGCATTCTTAAATGAACATACTGCTTGGTATAGACCAATGAACCCTAGTAAAGTAATGATGTGGCAGCAAAAGATTGAGGTAAGAAAAGGAGATCGTAAAACAGAAGTTGGTCTTAAAGGAACTATACAAGGTATGTCATTTGAGAAAGATCCAACAAATGGTGTAGGGGGTCCAGTAAAATTCTTTTTTCATGAGGAAGCAGGTATTGCACCTAGAATGAATAAGACATATGAGTATATGAGACCTGCGATGAGATCAGGACTTACTACTACAGGAATGTTTATAGCTGCAGGATCTGTTGGTGATTTATCCCAATGTAATCCACTTAAGGAGATGATTCAAAATCCTACTGCACAAGATGTGTACGCGGTAGAGACTGATTTAATAGATGATAAAAATACTGAAGGATTATCAGGTTTATTTATTCCTGAGCAATGGTCTATGCCTCCACATATAGATGAGTTTGGTAATTCTCAAGTTAAAGAAGCATTAGAAGCTTTAAATGATCAATTTGATATATGGAAAAAAGAGTTACCACCTGAAGAATATCAATTAAGAATATCTCAGCATCCAAGAAATATTAAAGAAGCATTTGCACATAGATCACTATCTGTATTTCCTCCTCATTTACTTTCAGCACAAGAAAGAAGAATAGAAGATAAAGAATATGGGTACGAATGGTTAGATATTTATTCAGATGCTGATGGTAAACCAGCAGTAAAGAAAAGTAATAAAAGTCCTATAATGGAATTCCCAGTAAGAAAAAAAACTGAAGATAAAACAGGATGTCTTGTAGTTTGGGAAAGACCTATTAAAAATCCAGAATTTGCTAAAAC